CCTGAAATTGTTGTTACTGTTGCACCCGATGCAATAGATGTTGAACCTAGTGTTGGGGCTGAGTATCCAGCAGCAGGTGCTGCCCACTTGATTCCAGTTGCTGTTGTTGAATCAGCAGTAAGGATATAAGTATCAGTTCCAACTGCAACCTTACCTGGGGTACTTGCTGCTGTTGCTACAAGTAAATCTCCCTTAGCAGTAAAGGTTGAGTTAGCAATAGATGTTGCTAAGTCAAATGCTGTGAAGGTAATAATCTCCACAATGTCAGATGCAGCAAGGGCTGCAAGAGAAGTAATGCTTGTTCCGTTGCTTGCTGTGTAGTCAGATGTACGAACGAGAAGTACGCCATTGAGGTATACTTGTTCTTTTCCTACTAGATAACTAAGTGTTAAACCATTATCATCTACACCAGAAATTGATGTCTGACCAGCAGTTGCTGTAAATCGGTAGCGATAGATTGCTGCAGTTGAGGAGATTGAGCCCCAAGCAGAACCAGTCCAAGCAAACATTGTTGCAGATACTGAGTTCCAGTAAAGAGCACCAGTAAGAAGTGCATTGCCATCATTGTCTACAGATGGAGCAGATGACTTAGCGCCTAGGTAACGGTCATCAAAGTTGTCATAAGTTGTAGCAGCGGCAGCAGCACTTGCTGCAGCAGCGGTTGCAGAACCTGCAACGGTATCTACGTAAGCCTTAGTAGCAGCATGTAGGTCTACAGTCGGAGCACCTGACAGAGTAAGAGCACCTGTCATTGTTGAGCCTGACTTAAGTACTACAGTAGATTCAAATGAGCCACCAGCAGAGATTGCGGTTGCAATTTCATTGAGAGTATTAAGAGTTCCAGGAGCACCATCTACAAGAGCATTAACCTGAGCATCAACATATGCTTTAGTTGAAGCATCTTGTGCACTTGATGGGTCAAGAAGATTTGTAATCTTTTGGCTATTCATTGAGAATGAGCCAGTAGGTGCAGCAAGGTCAGTTACCTTAGAGGTGCGAACCTGTGTATCAAAGTTTGAGATAGTAGATGCTGTCTGAGTACCTGTGTGGTTAGCACGGGCTAGTGGGTCTGTAGCCAACTTGCTTAGTGCAATAGCAGCAGCAGCGTTAATGTCTGAGTTGACAATAGTTCCGTCTACCAAGTCGGCAGAGGTAATTGCACCACCAAGAGATAACTTGCTGTAAGCAATACCAGCAGCAGAGTTGATATCTGCGTTAACAATAGTATCGTTAGCAATATCTGATGATGTGATAGCACCAGTCAAAGCCAACTTGCTGTAGGCAATTGCTGCAGCGGAGTTAATGTCTCCATTGACGATAGTACCGTCAGCAATCATTGCGCTAGTTACTGTTCCAGTATCTGCAACTGTTACTGCTGTTCCTGAAATCTTAGTCTTGTCAATGGCTGCACTAGCATTGATGTCAGCATTAACAATTGCGCCAGTACCAATTACTGTGGTTAGGCTTACGTTGCCAGTACCATCAAAAGTAACTCCGCTTGCCTCTACATCGCCAGTTAACTGAAATGTACGAGCAGTAGCAAGGGCTGTGGCTGTAGCGGCATTGCCAGTAGTAGAACCAGAAGAACCAGTTACATTACCTGTAAGGTTACCAGTAAAAGTTCCAGCAATAGCACCAGTACCTGTAATAGTTGGGCTAGTTAATGTCTTATTGGTAAGAGTTTGTGTTGTATCAGTTCCTACAAGAGTTGTTGTAGCATCTGGGATTGTGACTGTACGGTCAGCAGTAGGGTCTACAACTGTAAGTGTTGTCTCAAAAGCATCGGCAGTAGCACCTTCAAATACAAGGTTTCCATCACCAAGAGTAAGGCTTGTGATTGTAGGAGTTGTAATTACTGGAGCAGTAAGAGTCTTGTTTGTAAGGGTCTGAGTGTTGGTTGTACCAACTACAGCACCTGTTGCACCATGTCCCGTGGTTGCTTCAATGTGATTATTAGCCTCACGGAAATCCACACCAATTGCCATGTGACGAACCTTGGCACCTGCTGAGTGAGCAGTACCAGAAACACCTTCTGTACCAGTTCCATCTACACCACGAATAATTGTGATTGTTGTACTAGAAGGAGAAGTAGGAGATACAGCATAGACAATTTCTTCAAGTGCTGTGTCTGGGTCAATGACAAGTGTGAACCGTTCACCAGCAGCAGGGGTAATGCTACCGAGTACTCCTGCTGAATTGACAGTCATAGTCGTAGCAGTAGCGTTAAGAGCGGTCTGTAAGTAGGTCTCTTGTGAGATGGACGAATAGCGGCGAACTGTCATTTATTAGTACCTCGTATAGTGGATGCGGGTTGGGTAAACGTCACGGAGTTTCTTGGTCTCTTCATTTAGGCGTTGCTGGTAGAGAGCAAGAAGGAATCTAGTTGTAGAAGCACCAGAGCCATACTGAATCTTGCTATCGGCTTGGTCTGCTTCTGCAGATGAATAGTTAAGGCGACCTGGGTCAATAAATGATGCCAGGCGATATGATGCGCCGTAAAGGATTACATCCTTACAAGATGAAGGTAATCCTGTAACAGACTCAAATGTGTCTGTAGGTGCTGCAGCATTTAGCGTCGACGGTTTCTTAGTGTAATAAACCTGTACAGTACGACCTGCTTCAATGCGGTCATAGATTGAAATACTGTTGCCATTTGCAAATGCAGTAGTGTTTGCAAGAGGGTCATGACGCCATCCTTTGATTGGTAACCACTCTTCTGTAGGTCCTGTGGTTTTCCAAGAAACATACAGAACTGTCTGTACATCTGCTGGGATTGAGTATGCTGTCTTAACTGAGTTATAGTTAAATGTATAAACTCCTACACCAAACAAGTTAGGAAAGACTGCATCAATAGTATCGTTGATAGCCTTCTTAACTGTAGCCTTAGGAAATGTTGGAGCAACTGTAACCTTGGTATTTGTTGTATGGGCAGCATTAGTTGTGCCATGGTATCCACGGCCATAAGGTGCTACAATTGCAGTTGATGAAACTCTGTCATAAGAATCTAACCAAAGTAGTTCATCGTCAATTTCGACAACACCTTTACCAATATTGGTAGTATTACCAAGATTTAAGATAAGACCAGTAGAGGTCACATCTTGTGTGAGGTGTGTAGTACGGTCTTGCCTCAATGTATAGCCTGATAGATTGAGGAGAACCTCATCTACCAAATTGGCATAGGTGGTTGTCATTTTTGTCCTTTAGGTTAAATTACTTAGTCTTCTTAGTCTTTGAAGTAAAAGGTTCTTTAGCGGCACGACCAACACCAAATACAAACTTTGCAAATGGGTCTGTTGTTCCTGACTTCTTAGCCATTGGCTTTGATGATGCCTTAGTCTTAGTTGCGGCTGCACGAGCAGCGTCTGCTGACTTAGCCACTGGCTTTGCAGGCTTCATTGAGCCACGTGCTGCATCTGCAGATGGTGACTTGATTACTGCTGCCTTTTTTGCTGCTGCTAAACGCTCAGCACCATACATACGGCGTACACCCTGAACGAAAGATGCATCTTTTGATGTTGCTGCCTTCTTAAGAGAAGCAGTCATTCCTGCCTTCTTGATTGAATCAATTGTTGCCTGGCTTACAGGTGTGTATAGGTTAGAACCCTTAAGTCCCTTGCCTCCACCTTTTGGAAGTCCACGCTTTGGCTTCATTGCTTGTGCACGAGCCTCATCTGCTGATTTTGCCATTACCATTTCACCTTATCTGCCCAATATGCGGCACTCATTTTTCCTTTGGATATATTGCTTGCATGTCTTGCTTTGAATGACTTACGACGTGCTGCATATGCTGCAGATTCTCCTGCTTTTTTAGGTGAGCCAGAAACGCCTTGTTGTCCAAAGCGGATGGTCTTGACCTGGCTACCTACCTTAGCCACAACTACGTGTGACTTAGTAGGGTGACTCGGAGTGCGCTTAGGCTTGTTATAGCCTGCTACTCCTGCCCGTGTTAATCGTGAGTCTTTCATTATCGATACCTTGCTGTCTTTTTTGCTATCTTTTTAGGTTGTCTTACGAACTGTTTGCCTTGATTTGTTCCTTCACGTTTTGCTTTTGATGTTGCTGCATACTCTGCTGCTGTCAAAGACTTACGTGCTTTCTCAGGAAGGTATCTTTCTCCAGTAGCCTTAGCACCTTGAGTGCTAGGTTTACCAGATTTAGTTCCCCATTTTTCCTTAGTCCATTTGGACAAAGACTTTTGTTTAGATGTTTTAGAACCCGAGTAACCGCCACCAGCCTTTTCGTAAGCCTGTGCTAGTAACTGTGCCTTACGAGCAGACCATTGACCAGGATTACCACCTTTAGAACCAGCCATAATGCGGTCCTTAATTCTTTCTCGTAATTCTGGTTTGGTGTATGCCATTATTTCTTCTTTGCTTTAGGTTTTGTATGAGTTAAAACTTTGCTTGCTGCTGTATGAGTTGCACCAGTATGCACTTGACCATTCATCTTATGAACAGGGCCTTTGTATTCTTTGCCATTCTTAAGATAATGCTTGGAAGTCTTGCTCATTATTTCTTCTTGGCCTTCTTCATTACGCCTGAAACTTTCTTCAAACGTGGGTTAGCCTTGATTGCAGCAGGTGATGCCTTACGAGCACCAGCAGCAAGAATTGCTCCAGCACGCTCCATGCTCACACCTTGCTTCTTAGAAATCTCTTTCTGAACTGCCTTAAATCCGCGATGTGCTTTCTTTTTCATTTATTCTTTGCCTTAATCTGCTTGCCAGTCTTGTCATCATAACGACGACCCTGTAGCAACGCACCAAAGACTTGTCCCTTTTGTGCATCGTAATTTTTATTAGCGGCACGAGCACGAGCATTAGCACCTGGAGTAATGTCAGCACTCTGATTGAATGCTTTCTTCCATGCACTTGCTGTCTGTCCTACTTCCTTAGCCAAGTTATCTAGGTATGATACTTTCTTAGCCATTACATACCACCAAATAATCCACGCTTTGCAGCCTTCTTTGCTGTCTTCTTAGCGGCTTTCTTTTTAGTGCCGTATTCTTTCATTTTCATAGCAGGACTTTCCATCTTTTCGTGCTTCTTCTTTGCTGCCATTGACTTGTACTTTTCGCCCTTAACTGACATTATATTGCTCCCACTTCTTTGAGTTTAGATACTGTGTTGTTTTGTATTATCTTGCTATTACCCATGGTATTAGCATCAAATGCCTTACCCATAACATCAGAGGCACGACGTGCTTCTTGAATCTTCTTCATGCTTGTTCCAGCAGGTTGAATCCCATCGGCACGTGCTGCACGATAGGCTTCTAACTCACCGTCCCACTTCTTATTACTTACCATCTTTTGAGATGATGCATCTCCTGGACTCATTTGAAGTCCAATTACCTTGCATCCAAAGCAACCTTCAACATCCTCTGGATGGTCTTGTCTGTGTCTCATACCGTCTCCACTGTGTATCCTGCTGCTTCAAGAGCAGCCTTTTCTGCAGCATCTACTTCGTAGGAATATCCTCCGATGTAAGCCTTCTCAGCAGCCTCAACCTCTTCTGAGGATGGATAGCGAAGTTCAAAGTATTCACCATCTATCTTGAGAACTGTGATGCCTCTTACGAGCCTGTAACGACTGAATAAGCGACCTTCACCTGCAGGGCCTTCGCTCACTGTAGGTGTTGTGAATCTATATGCCATTTAGCCTCCTAAGCCGTTTTATGGATAGAGCAGGAGTTTCCCCCTGCCCCACCCATCTAATTACTTAGATTAGATACGAACTGACGAAGCAGTTTCAATGCGGTATAGAGCAGCCTGGCGATAGATAGCCCAGTTGATGATACCGTGCCAGCCGACTGGGCGGAAACGGTTCAACTTGTCTACAACGTTACCAAACTCAATGCTTGGTTCCTTCCATACTGCCTCAGCAAGTGCTTGCTGTCCTAGTACGTAAGTGTTGTAAACGCGTGCCTTTGGAGTAACTGTAAGTGTGTTTGTTCCAACAGTTCCTGAGTTAGCGACAGACACTGTAAGTGTTGTGTTTGTAGCGCCAACTTCAATTGCTGTAATCAAAGCAGATGTACCTACGTTAGTACCTGAGATTGCATCTCCTACCTCAGCAAGGCCACCGAATGCGCCATTTGCTACTACGATTGTGAATGCACCTGAAGCACCGCTTACTGCAGGAGCAGTAGCAAGTGCTGTTAGTGCTGCACCTGAGATTGTATTTGTCATACTTGGTGCTTCAATGAAACGAACACCTTCCCATGCGCCTAGTTCACCAGCAAGTAGTGGACCAGCATTCTGGTACTCGTGTGGTGTACGCCAGATGTTGTTACCTGTCTCTGTACGGAGGTCATGTGAAACTTCTGGGTGGATGTATGAAACATACATTCCGCCACGAGTAGCAACATTAGCAGCGCGCAACTTTGTTACAGCGTAACGTACGTCGCGACCCTTGAATGTGTCTGTTGTTGTGATTGTTGACTTTGCTGCAGTTGTTGAAAGTGCACCAGCAGATTCGCGGATGACGTTTGTACCTGCATCAAGAACAGCAGCAACACCAGCATCCATTGTCATTGCCATGTTGAATGCGACTGCGTTAGCAATCCATGGGTCTACATCAGCAAGAGTCATAAGTGACAACTTGCGTGTTGGAAGTACTACGCGACCTAGTTCTTGCTGTGTAACATCAAGAGTTGTTGTCGCTGGTAGTGCTACTGCATCTGGGTCTACAGTTTCAGCGAGTGTTGCACCAGCAATTGTGGTGTCAGCAATATCGTTGTGGAACTGGAAACGGATTGAAGAACCGTCGTGAGTTGGGTTTCCG